CAGCACGTACTGGGTTTTAATAGATCAGTAGGCCAGGTAGGTCGAATTTACCGCCCAGTACTCGGAAGCAGAACCAGCATTTGCGGGCCCCAGAATGTAGCCGATGTTGATCGCCACCTTGGTCTGACCCAACCGCTGCTCCGTCGTCGACTTGAAGAGCTGCAGCCAGTTCATGATCAAGGGGGTCTTGTCGTTGACCCCGACGTTGATGCCGCCGTTCGAGTAATTGATCTGGTTGCGGGTCTGCAGCAGGCCCACTGACTCGAGCAACGACTCGGTCGTCATGCGGGTCAGAAGGTTCTGCAGCTGCATCCCCAGCAAGTCCTCGAGGGCGAACCGGGTGAAGTGGGGGGTTCCGTTGAACCGGCTGACCGCGTCGAGCACGGCCCACCCGATCATCCGCTCGCTGGATTCCTCGCCGGCGATCAACCGGTTGAGCGCAGCGAAGTCCCGCAGGAATAGACGAACCTGCTGAACAAACGCCCGCATCGTCGGGCTCATCCCCTCGATGCCCTGCAGCGCCATGTTCAGCGCCTCCGTCGACGATGCTCAGTGTTGTCGGGTTCGGGTGTCTCGGGTTCGGCCGGCGGCTCAGTTGGCGCTTCGACCGACACCACCGTGGCCTTGATGGGCTCGGTCTTGGTGGGCTCGATCTTGCTGAAGCCGACGATCGGGCGAGTGAAGAGCGGCTCGGCCGCCGGAGCCGGTTCCTTGGTCGAGAGCAGCCCCTGTCGGAACGCCGGCTGGAGCTCGGCGACCAAGTGGGACGGAACGTTCATGCTGCTGCCAGGCTTCAGTGTGGTGGTACCGACCACGACCGACACACCAACCATGCCACTGGCACGGAGCTGTTCGGTCGAGCGGTCGGTAACGCACCACACCTTCACGAGCGCTTCCCCTTGTTCCTGATGAGGCTCGGGACCTTGGCCTCGGCGGGCGGCGGGTCCTCTTCACCAGGGCTCTGCTCGATCAGGGATGGTGCCTCGGTGTCCTGGGTGATGCCGGTGCCTTCCTGGTAGAGCGGCATCGGCATGCCGGCCGGTAGGTCACGGGCTGCCGAGTCCGGCAGGAAGTTGGGCTGCGGTGGAGAAGCCGGCGCCACATCGGCCATCGGCTTCAGGGTCTCGAGATCGACGAGGCGGCCGTCCGCTGTTCGAAGCTCGAGGCGGCCCTCTGCCTCGGCGACCTTGAGCTGCGCCAAGATCTCTATGACCTTGGCCTGGCTCACCGACACCGGACGAGATCGTCTGACGATGAGCCCGCCGATGTGTTGGACCAGAGCAGCGTTGACGGGGGCGAGACGCCGCTTCAGAGCGGTGTGCCGCTTTCGAACGCCAGAGTGGATGAAGTAGTTGGCCATGGGGCTCACACTACCCTATCAGACCGCTGCGTCGTACTCGTAGTAGATGGCGTAGTCCTTGACACCGTCGGGCGCAGCCGCCGGCGTGTAGAGACCCACTGCCGTGAGCGCCCCGGTCGTCACGACCACACCGACCGCGATCTCACGGGTCGGTGCAACCAGGCCGGCCCGGCTCTTCGGGATCTGGCTGGTGCCAAGACCCGCACCCACACCGATCGAGATGGTGGCGGCGGTACCGTCGGCGGCGGCATACGCCACACTGGTGACGGTCGAGAACGGCTTCAGACCGGTCGCGATCGTGGCGGTCTGGGCGATCGTGACGGTCTCGGTCTGGGCCGTGCCTCGGTAGGTACCGGTCACCACGGCGGTGGCGGGTGCATCCGCAGGGGTGACCCCCGCCGTCGTGAAGGTGAGGTTCCGTGGGTACGCCGCCAGCTTGGCGATACCAGGTGCCAGGAAGGTCGTGACCGTCCTGGGTGCCACGGTCGTGGCGACAGCGGCCTCGAGGTCAGCAGCACCAGCCGCCGCCGCATTGGTGAACTCGTCGATGGCAACGGCCGCCAGCGGCGACAGCACCTGGTTGAGGTCGGCGCGGAGGTCGGCGATCTCGCCGGCGATGCCACCCTGACCCGTGATGAGGTGAGGAAGCCGTGCGTGCTGCGTAGAGAAAAGTCCAGATCCCATGGTGTACTCCTATCAAATCTTGTGGTCGTTTTATGCAGAAGGGCGCCGGGCCAACCGGCTCCGACGCCCTTCTCAGAACTCCGAAGCAGATCAGAACGTGTTGATCTGCGGGAACTTCAGACCCTGATCGACGCGGTTGTTGGCCGCACCGAGCTGGTCCTCAGTCTTCGGAATGAAGTTCGCCAGCTGACCCTGGGTGTTGGTCGTCGGGTTCGCATCGGCCGCGAACAGCTCCAACTTCGTGATCGACGCGATGTTGATCAGTGCCATCCCGATGTCCTCCCAGGACTGGAACGAGATGTAGTTCGCGATCTTGTCGATGTAGAACTTGGGGTTGTTCAGAACGTAGAACTTGCCCAAGAAATCCGGCGACGTGAACGCGTAGAGGTTGCCGGGCCGCAGGATGTCGGTCTTGACCGTCCTGACGTACCGGTACCCGAGGAGGGTGTTGTACTTGTAGCCGTCGACCGTCGTCTCACTCTGGAGACGATCGCCGAAGTCCTCGACCGTCCACTGCAGAAGGTCAGTCCAGTCACCCTCGGTGATCAGGAACATGTCGGTCCGCAGACGACGGGTGTTCAGCAGCTTGGCCAGGTTCGACAGGTCGGGACGCTGCAGGGGGCGAACCACCGCATCGGCCGTCAGCGAATTCCGGGCAAGCTCACCCTTGATGATCGAGAACTCGATGACCGAGCTGGCCTGCACCGTGATGCTGGATAGCGACGTCGCCACCCCACCATTGGCCTCGGTCTGAAGCGCCTGGACTGCACCCTCCGCGTGGATGATGAACTCCCGGTCTTCGATCTCCTGGATGTCCTTGACGACGTTCTCCTCGATCACCTTGGTGATGGGCATGTCGTAGGCCAGGAGCTCCTGCTCGTTCTTCTGGTACATCTCGGAAGAGATCGTCACGAAGCCGATCTCAGCCTTGGGTGCCCGGATGAAGTTCGCGGTCGGTTGACCACGGAAGCTCATGACCATGGCCCGGCTCTTGGGCTCCACGTTCACGATCTTGACGAGCGTGTCGTGGTTCACCGAGACCTGGCAGTCGGCTCGAGTCACCTGCTGGGGTGGGAGGACCTTCCGGCAGAACGCCACCTCGCGGAGGCGGTCTCTGACGTAGGACCCGCCGTACTCGGCGAGCTTCTCTTTGCCTTCGTTCGAGCTCAACCGATGGGTGAAAAGCTCGTTCATCATTGCGGCGGGGGCGCTCATGTTCTTGTTCCTTTCTCTTCACCCGTTAGGGATCAGAGCCTTCCCTTGCCGCCCATGATCCGCAGCTTCCCACCATTGGCGGCAGGGAGCCTCGTCACGTAGCCGGCGATCGGTGCTGTGTCAGCGGCGCCACCATGGCCGACGAGGCCAGAGTAGTTGCGGGCGCCAAGCGTGATCGTCGCAACCTTGACCGGCTGCCACTGGGTCGTGATGGCAGCGCCACCTCCAACCACAACGGTTGCGTCGAAGATGCGGGTGTCAGCCTCCCAGTCACCCATGATGATGAGGGGAACCTTACGTTCCGCCATCGCCTGGACGTCCGTTCGACCACGCTCAGCAAAGAGCGGGAAGCTCATGACCGTCGCCGGATTGCCGGGGGTGGCAACAGCGCTGGCTCGGATGGCCTTGTCGGATGCGTCGGTCGTCATCCACTCGCCGTCGACCAGAGCGACGGCATTGAGGGGGTTGGCGAGAGTCGGATCTGCCAGGGCCTTGTCACGGATTTGAGTCTGCAGCAGGTTGCTGAAGGGCTCGAAATTGATTCGCTGAACAGTGCTCATGTTGGGTTTCCTCCTGACAGTCTCGCGTCAGCCGATGGCGCCGAAGATGTACCGCTCGAGATCGGTACCACCTGAAGCGACCTTTGTATCGTCGTGGTTGAGAGTGGCGGTATTGAGACCCATGTTAGGAGCCATCATATCCACAGCACGCTGGATAATGGGAAGCTCCCCTGCCTCTGCAGACTTCTCGAGATCATCAGAAAGTTCGCCGAAACTCTTGTCGAGGTTCACGCCCTTGCTGTGCATGTTCGCCGCAACCTTCTCGGCATCGCGACGACGTTCCATCTGCGCAACCTTGTTGAAGGCTGCATCACGCTCGGCAGTGACCGAACGAAGCGCGTCCTGCGCATCGTGAAGGATCTGAGCGACCTTAGTGCTGCTGATCTTTTCCATGTTCATCCTACACAGAGGGCTGCGTGAAAGCCGGGCCCGAAATGGTTGACTGACGCGCCGGCGGAGGAGGCGGTGTTCCAGCGGTACCCATGTTGGAGGTCTTCAACTTCCTGGACTCAGTGGAGTCAGCCGCAAGCTTCGAGAGAAGAGCTCGAGCCGCCGCGATCTTGACGACATCGTTGCGAGACGACGTCTTGACCCCTGCCTTGCCAGAGTTGGCCCAGACTTGATCAAGAACCGGGTCCTTCATGACCGGCG